AGGAAAGGGGTGATAAGGTTGCCAATGGTACGCAGGTGTAAATATACAGGCTGTCATACATTAGTAGAAAGGCCAGCATATTATTGTGGCAAGCACAAGCAATATGAGGCTGAATATGCTAAACAGCGTGAGACATATAGTCGAACTTACTACAATAAGCGAGTACGCAATAGAGATGAAGCGAATAGAGAACGTAATAAGTTTTACCATTCACCAACATGGACATCGCTTCGCAAGCAAGCTCTAGAACGTGATCGTTATCTTTGTCAGTATTGTTTAGCAAACAACATTAAAAGACCTAACTCAAAGACTGGTGACCACATCACGCCAGCGGAAATAGCTCCAGAATTACGCACGGAATTATCGAACATCGCAACAGCTTGCAAAGATTGCGATAATGTCAAACGTAAGCTAGAGCAGGAAATCTACGGGACAAGACAAGGAAACACGCATAGAAACACGAAATTAAGGCTCTCAGTGAGTCAGTGGGCTGGATTGATAGCCCGTAAAAAACAAGAGACCCGAGAAGGTACTTAAAAAGCTCTGTATCGAGTTTTAACAATCGGGAATATAATTATATTCAAATACATTTTAAATTGACCCCCGCCCCATTCTCGTGGCAAGGAGAGCCACCACAAGGTGTTCGCTTGTACCGAGCGCCAATTTTTCAGATTTTTAAGGGGTGTCATGAAAGGCTTTGGAA